AAATGGACAAACACACGCAAACAAATACTAAGATCGGTATTGGCGTAACCACAACACCGAACCGAAAGGGCTATGTAGATAAATGGCTTGAGTGCTTCAATAAAGTAAAGCCTAAGGGCTATCATTTACACATACATGATGATGTACATTATAAGGGTGTAGCTTATTCAAAGAATCAAAATTTAAAAACACTTAAAAGTTGTGAACATATTTTTTTGTTCGATGATGATTGCTACCCTATTAAAAATGGATGGGCTGAATATTTTATTGAATCATTAGAAAACCATTTGTTATACTTACAGCCAAACCACAACATATACGCTAAAAGAGGAAATTTAGAGATGTATAGAGATTGCGGAGGTGTTTTTATGTACCTTAATAAAAGAACGTTTGATAAAGTAGGTTATTTTAATTCTGAGTATGGTCAATATGGATTTGAACATGCGGGATATTCAAACAGGATTCATAAAGCCGGTTTAACATCTTCACCTTACCAACAATTAAAAGATACTGATAAATATTTGCTTGCTATGGATTATAGCGGTCAACTATGCGGAGTGGTTAAACAGTTTAGCATAAGCGAAGCCGAAAAGCAAAAACAAATTAACATAAATAGAAATGTTTTTTTAAAGGAATTACAAAGCCCTCAAATCTTTTATAACTTTGCAGAGTGAAAGCGCACATACTCTTTAAGCTAACAACAAGAAGCCGACCAATAAAGGCAAAAGCATCAATTGATAACATCATTGAAAAGTGCAACTCAAATGATTACACTATTTTAGTAAGCATTGACGAAGATGATGAAACAATGAAAAACTTTGATTATAAAGACGACAACGTTTATATTGTCAGAGGCAAATCAAAAAATAAAATAGATGCTATAAATCGTGACATGAATATTTTCACACATTGGGATATTTTAATAAATACATCCGATGACATGGTTTTTAATGTGAAAGGTTTTGATGAAATAATAAGACAGGACTTCAATGGATATTATGACCAAGTACTTCATTATTCAGATGGGTTTCAAAAAGCAAACATTATGACTATGAGTATAATGGGCATTGATTATTACAATCGTTTTAAATACATTTACCATCCTTCTTACGAGTCACTTTGGTGTGATGCTGAAGCTACAGAGGTGGCATGGATGCTGAATAAATATAAATACATGGGCGACCTAAAACAATTATTTACCCACATGCACCCAGCGTGGAATATGTCTGAGTATGACCAACAATACATGAAAACGGAAGCTCATGAAGTAAATGAAAAGGATTTAAAAACATTCATTCAAAGAAGAAACAAAAATTATAACATTCCAGATCATTTTATAATTAATAAACCCACTAAATTTCATGTATAAATTAAGTGTATTAATACCAACTTTGCCAAATAGATTTGAAGTGTTTTCTAATTTAATGTTTGATTTAAAATTTCAATTGCAAGCATTAGATAAAACAAATGAGGTTGAAATAATAACAGATGATTCAATTTACAAAAGCATAGGAGAAAAAAGAAATTATCTTTTAAATTTAGCTAATGGCGAATATGTTTGCTTTATAGATGATGACGACAAAGTAAGTGATGATTACTTTAAAATTATATTTTCAGCAATAGAAAACAAACCCGATAATTTAAGTTTAAAAGGAATAATAACTATAGATGGGCAACTACCTAAATACTTTGAGCACTCAATCAAATATAACGAATATAAGACTACTCAAAACCTAATTACATACGAAAGATACCCCAACCATTTAAACGTTATTAAAGCTGAAATAGCAAAGAAGTTTAAATTCCCTGAAACAAACTTTGGCGAAGATACTGACTGGGCAACACAAATAAAAGATAGCGGACTTCTTAAAAAAGAAACTTACATAGATAAAATTTTATATTACTACAGATACATAAGCAACAAATGAATTTAGCGGCGGTAATTGTTGAAACAAGGGATTACCCTGACATCAACGAAATAATTAAAAGACATTTAGATAAATTACCAAAATATACCAAACTTTATTTTTTTGGTAGTAAGCAAAATAATGAAAGAATTACATACCCACATAAATTCAAAGAGGTTGAAATTAAAACAGGTTTAGAATATTGCTATTTAGTGACTAAAGTTGCATTTTGGAATGAAATACAAGAAGAAAATATTTTAATATTTCAAAGGGATTCGGGAATAATTGGTGGTAATATTGAAGATTTTTACGAATATGATTACATTGGTAGTCCATTAAAAGGCGAACCACTATTTGTTTACAATGGCGGTTTATCATTTAGGCATAAATCAGTAATGATTGATATTTGCAAAAATTGGGAATACAAAAACCCTGAAGAAGGACATGAAGACGGATTCTTTTCGCATAGAGTTCAGGAACATTATAAAAAAACACCTCGTGAAGTTGCTGAAAAATTTTCAGTTGAAAATATATTTAGGCTAGGAACTTTTGGATATCACCAAATAGAAACAAGTTTAACACCTCAGCAAGTAGAACAAATAAAAAATCAAAAATATGAATGAACTAACTGAAATATTAAACAAATATAAAATCAATGGTTTTGAAAATGAAGGAGGAACTGATAAAGCCACTGATCATTCTTATGATACTTTTTATTGCAAAGAGTTAGAACGATTTAAAAATGAAACAGGAACTTTACTAGAGATAGGTTCATTTAATGGTGGTAGCGGTTTAATGTGGCATGAATACTTAAAAGGATTTCATATAGTAATGACCGACATTGAAAACAACATCGCAAATAAAGTAAAAGAAAAACTTAATAGAAGTGAATTTATTTTAATGGATGGGTACCAAAAAGAAAGCATAAAAATTTTAAAAAATAAATATCCTGAAGGGTTTGATGTAATAATAGAAGATGGTCCACATAATTTAGAAACTCAAATGTTTGCTTTAAAAGAATACTCCAAACTATTAAAAAAAGGCGGTGTATTAATTATTGAAGACATACAAAGTGAAAGTGACTTAAACGAACTATTAAGAATTAAATTAAGAGGTAAAACAATCGAAGTAGTTGATTTAAGGCACATTAAAAATAGATATGATGACTTAATGATAGTAGTAAGAAAATGATACAATTACTAGCAACAACATACATAATAGCAAAGTTTATTCCTAAACCTATTTTGTTACATCGTAAACCTTTTACCTGTCCTCTATGCTTAACTTATTGGACATTCTTAATTCATGAAATATTTTATTTTACAACTATTTACAATTTTATTACTATTCCTTTTACCTTTGCACTATTAGCAGCATTAGCAGAACAAATAAACGATAAGTATTTATTATGATACCTCAAAAAATATCAGAGCAACTGTTAAACTGGGAATCAATGGGTAAGAACTATTCACCTACTTTTAACTGGACAGAATTAAATGATATAGCTGTTAACTTAGGAAACAAACCTTTTAATTTAGGATGCTCAGAATGCAGAAGACAACTACTCGAATTTTTACTAGCAATAATAAAAGATGGAATCAGTAAACAACCCTAAACACTACGGAGGTGATAGCACCTACGAAGCTATAAAAGTAATAGAAGCATGGGAACTAAACTTTCATTTAGGCAACGTAATAAAATATGTTAGCAGAGCAGGGAAGAAAGACAAAACAAAATACAAAGAGGACTTATTAAAAGCAAAGTGGTATTTAGATAGATTTATCGGTACTTTATAAAAGAAATATAAAGAACAAATGACGAATAATGACATATTAAAAAAGAAAATGATTGAAGCGTTGGAAAAGTCATTAAACATAGTTACCACTGCTTGTAAAGAAGTTGGAATAAGTAGAGAAACTCATTACAGGTGGTTAAAAGAAGATAAGCAATACAAGCAAGCTGTAAAAGAGATTGACAATGTAGCCTTAGACTTTGCGGAATCAGCATTACATCAACAAATAAAAAAAGGTAATCCACTAAGCACAATGTTTTATTTAAAATGTAAAGCAAAGAAAAGAGGCTACATCGAGCAACAAGAAGTTAAGTTAACAGGCAACATGAAATTTAAAGCGGACTTTGGCGAAGGCAATTCTATACAATCCACATCCGAATCAGAGGAAAATACATAATGCAATAAATAACGGAACTGAAAAATACTATGTGATAAACATAGGAAGACAGTTCGGTAAAACTTTATTAGCATTGAATCAAATGTTATTTTGGGCTTTAAATAATAAAGGCGATAATATTCGTGGATTTACTTTTGATTATTTAGTTTGTGATGAGTTTGCCTTTATGGATGAAAAGGCATGGACTGAAGTTTTAAGAGCAACTGTTTTGGTAAAAGGTAAAAAGGTTCTTTTGATTTCAACTCCAAAAGGTAAAAATCACTTTTACAAAATGCACCAACTTGAAGGCATTAATGATCAATACAAAGCCTTTACAATGACTTCATACGATAATCCAATGATTAACCCATCTGAAATAGATGATGCAAGGTTAACGCTCCCTGAAATGATTTTCAGGCAAGAATACTTAGCCGAGTTTGTCGATGGATCAGCAATGTTATTTAATAACCGTTTGTTGTCGGATAACAAACCTTACGGAAGATCATTTGCGGGTATTGACTTGGGAAGAGCAGACGATTACTCGGTGTTATCTATATTCAATGAGAAAGGTGAACAGTTCTATATTGAACGTTGGAGGCATAGTGACTGGGCTACTATAGTTAAGAATATAGCAAATGGATTAAGGGCAAACAATGTGCAAACAGCATTAGTTGAGGTAAACTCAATAGGGGATGTGATATTCGAAATGCTGCAAAAAGAATGTTCAAGTTATTGTGCAATAGAACCATTTGTTACAACTAATCAAAGCAAAAAGGAAATCGTTGAAAGTTTAATCGTGGCAAACCAAAATAAAGAAGTAAAATTTTTCAATGTGGAATGGTTAGACAAAGAACTTGAAATGTTTACCTATGAATACAATCCAAAAAGTAGAGTGATTAAATATGCGGCTACAAGCGGATTTCATGATGATGGGATAATGGCTACATGTTTAAGTTTTCACGCATACAATAAATATAAATCAGGTAGATATACTATATTATAATCGGTACTTAAAATAAAATGAAAATAGTTTTACCAAATAGTTGGAACGGAGTAACAATAGATCAATTTCCTTTGATATACGACATATTGAAGGATAAGGACATACAGTATATTGACAAAGAAATAAGGATAATTAGCATACTTTCAAACGTGCCTGTAAGCGAGTTAGAACGTTTACAGATTGACTCATTGAAAGAGCTTATTAACTCAGTAAACTTTGTTTTTAAAATGGATTTTCCAAAGGCGGTTGAAAAATTTACGCATGAAGGTTATGAGTGGTTTGTTAATTACGACATCACTAAACTAA